TTAGTTAATAATTAAGCGTTAGTGTATTGAACTACGTGGTCAATGAATTTCACAGCAACACCTGCTCTGAAAGCACCAAACAATCTCCAAACTCTATCATCTTTAGAATACCATGCTTCGATGTTATCTAAGTCAGATTGTAAGTCAGTTCCGAATACTAAGTTAGAAGCGTAAGTTGCAATGATACGATTTCTTACTGCTGTTGGTACTGAACCTGTATCAACTGCTGCATCACTTAATCCTGGTACGCCTACAACCTTCATGTTAGTACCTGGGTACATTAATTCCCAATTGTTCCAAACATTATCAGTAGTGTATTGTGAACCATAAATTCCGTAAGTTGAAGTAATCTTAGCAGCTAATAATCTGAAAGTATCATATCCACAGAAAGCAACGATAGGCTCGTTTGCAATTGCAGCAGAAGGTACTTTTGCATAAATGTCATCAAAAATAGTTAATACGTTTGTTGCATTTAAAGTAGATGCTGTTGCTGCTACTGCTGTTCCTGCTGTGTCAATTGTTGCTAACCAACCATTCATTTGTTTTAATACAGTTGAGTTAGTGTAAGTAGTTTTACCTGCCCAAATCATGTTCTCAACGTTACGAGCAACCTGTGATAATTTTCTGTCGATAATGTTTTGTGCAATTGATAATGAATCATTGTTTGCTCCAGCTGGTAAATACTTTTGAGTGTAGTAAGTATTTAAGTCTTTTAAACAGAATTGTTCTGCAAAGTTAATACCTACAGTTGCAATAGATACCTGACTAAAAGTTGTAACTCCCGAAGATGTGAATGAACACGCTTCTGCTTGGAATGGAACTGTACTTTCTAATACAGGGATTTTTTCTGTTGACTTAATTCCTGTACGGATGTCAACTCCTTTTCCTAATGTTACACCACCTAATATTGCTTTGGTGATGAGGTCTGCTCTGTTTTCTTCAACATAAGCAGTCATTGAATCAAATGAAAATGCCATTTTGTTTTTTGTTTTATTGGTTAATAGTTATATACTTTTTTTCTAAATTCCTCTAAACTTGTAGTGTTTGATTTTTTAAAGTTTTCTTTTGAAGTTGACTTTGGCTCAACACTTGGAGCATCTGCAACTTTTTCAATCAATGAAAATAACTTTTTGTTTAAATCTGTTTGTGCTAAAATTGAAGCGTTTGCAGCTTCTAATGCTTGATTAGATAAACCTAATGCAGATTCTAACTTTGATAAACGCTCGTTTAATTCAGCAAACTTTGCTTCAAATTGTTCGTTGTTATCGGATGCCATTTCTTCCATTACTGGCTCTTCCATTACTTCTTCAGGTTCAATGCCTTTTACAACTCCGTTTTCAACGTAAACTTTCATTGGCACTTCATTTACCATAATAACCATTTCAGTTACTTCAACTGGTAATTCCATAACACCATCAGGAGTTATTACTTGTAGTTTAGAACCTACTGCAATTTCTTCTGTATCAGTACGAACAATAGAACCGTCCTTTGCTTTGTAGTCAGCAAATTTCAAGTCTTTTACTTCGTCTTGAAAAATATCTTTGAACAATTCTTTCATGTCTGAAAAAACTTCTTTAAACGTTTGTTTTTTATTTTCCATTGTCTTGTTTTTTTATAAAGTACATTAAATTCATTTAGTTGCAATCTCAGCCACTTTTTTTCTTAAGTTGTGTATTCTATCCGCTAGACTTTCAATAACGTTTACAGGCGCATCCTTTAGCTTTCTATGAGCAAAAGCACCCTCAACACTAAACCCTTTAAACACTCCTGTACGAATAAAGTCATTCCATACTTCGTTATTATCTACTTTAAAAGTTCCGAACCATGAACCTTCTGTTAATGTAGGATAGCCTTCAGGTGTTTTTATTCCTCTTGTTTTGTCAATAATAAAAGATTCAACCATGTAAACTCCATCAACTTGTCTTTCGCTATCGTGCATCATATTTACGTTATGAGTAAATCCTTTTTTGAAAAATCTTTGTGCTATTTTTTCAATCTGTTCTTTGTCAAATACTACATAGTACTCTCCGCTCTCATCCATACGATAGATCGGCAAATCGGAGATCATGAGTGCGCCGCTAATTAATCTACGTTCTTTATCTGCAAAGAATTTAAACTGCCCTTTCATGCTTTGTTCATCCCATTTAGTATAACAAATAGCAGCCGCCTGGTCTTGTTCTTTACCTGCATTTATTTCAACTGCTATACATCGTGAAACAAATTCGTCTTTACTTTCACCTGCTCTTGGATTAACAACCATTTTTTCTCTATCAATCTGCTCTAACTTTCTTTGCGCCCATTCTATTCCTGCATCACCGCCCCATGCTAACCACATCAAACGACCACAGCCATCTCCTAACTCTTTTTGACTATTTTGTCTGTGCCTTTCAAATGCAGCCATTCGTGCAATTGTATCTCTACTTATAGCTTCGCCATTTGCTAATTGATTTGCTCTAATTTTTCCAACTGGAGTTCCACAATCACCCCACCCATTTTCTTCTGCATATCTTAAAGCTATTTTAGCATTCTCACTTGCTTGTTTTGGGTAGTCTGTATAACTTTCAAATTGATGTTCTTTAAATGCGTGCCAATTAGTCTCTATTGCAGGTTGGTCTACTAAAGCGATGTATTCAACGCCAAGTTCATCACTATCATCAATTACTAATTTATAAACTGGTAAATTTTCCATGTTATCCTATTTTTGAATTATTACTTAATTTGTTTACTCTTTCTGTTACTGCTCTACTTTCACTTTCTACTACATACGCTTTCATCGGTGCAGCTTCTCTATTGCCTTGTCCTGCTACTGTGCCATCAGGATTTAGTTGAGTTACTGTGTTTTGCGATGTTAATCCTTGTGGGGGCTGACCACCGCCACCTTGTGTGAATGTTCCTAAATTACCTCCTCCTCCACCTGTAGCTCCTCCACCACCGCCACCTTCAAATTTAGTTTTGGCAATTACAGCTACCCGTGCCAATCCACTTGCTATTGCAATTGCTGCTGCTATGTTTGCTCTTATTGGTGCATCAGGTGTTGGTATCGTCATTTGACTTGCAAAAGCTGATTGTGCCGCTTGATAAGTTTCAATGGTTGCTTGTGCTAAACTTGCAGCCTTTTTAATTTGAAAGGCTTTCTTTTGACTTGCTTCACTTTTACCTGCAAAAGCATCTGCTAAAGATTGAATTGATTGAAAACCTTGTAATGTTAATGCAACTTCTTGCTCTTTTGCTTTCTGTTTATTTTCTAGTGCTTTCTTTGCTTCTTCTTCTAATAATTTACCATACTCCTCATCAGCTTTTATTTGTTCTGCGATTTGTTGGTCTCGCATTTCTTTTAGTCTAGCTGCTCTTTCTTCTTCTATTTTTTGTTCACGTTCAGCTTGTTTTTGTTGTCTTTGAAATTCAATTTCTGCTAATCTTTCAGCTTCTGCTACAGCTTCTTCAAATTCTTTATTAGCATCATCTTTTTTTTCTTTTGCTTTTTCTTTTGATTTTTCTGCTGATGCTTTATTAGCTTCTGTTTCTAATTTTGCACTTTCAATTTGTAAGTTTCTTTGAATAGATAGTCTTTCATCAGCTAAGTCTTTCATCAACTTTAAAGTTTCTGAATTAGCTTTTTGTAATTCTATTTTTTCTTCCTCATCTGCATTTCTAAATCTTGCTAATCTATCATTTATTAATCTTCTTGAAGCTTGAATTTCCTCATCTATTCTCTTAATTCTTTGTTTACTCAACTCTTCATTTAATGCTGCTAATTCCTGCGCACTCTTACCTTGTGCGGCTGCTAAATTCTTTCTAAAGTCAGCTTCTTTTGCAAATGCCTTATCGGCTTCCTGCATTAACTCTAACTCTTTTTCTCTATTCTTTATTACCTCTTTTTGAGCCTCATCCTCATCACCCATTGCATTTACTACTAATGCAATAACACCAACTAAAGATGTCAAAGCAGCAATTATAGCACCAATAGGTCCACCAAAAGCATTAACAGCAGCATTCCAAATACGTTGAGCAACAGCAGCAGCCTGTGTTCCAATGGTTGTTGATTTTAAAAGATTACCTACAGCCTTTAAACTATCGCCCATTCCCGCAAGACCTTGAATGCCTTGTGTTATAGCCATAGTAGCCTGTAACTTAACCATTGTTTCATTTAATGCTTCATTATCTTGACCAAATAAAGCAGCAGCACCTTGAGCAGCTTGGAATCCATTTGCTAACCCACCCATTACATTAGTAACAGCAGCTATTTTCTTATCCGCACCAGCAAAAGCATTTATTTCATCTTTAAGGTCGCCTATGTCATCCTTAACAGCACCTAATCTTTTTAAAGCATTAATATACTCTTCAGTACCTGGTGTTAATCCTGAAAGTTGTTTTTGTATATCCTTAAACTCATTTCTTAAATCACTAAGCGACTTAGCCGAGTCGCCTGTGTTTACATCTATTTCAATTGTAGTCTTTGCCATTATCTTTTAAGTACCAATTATGAATAAACTCGTATTTCGATTTGACTATCGACTAGTATATTATCTAAATATCCAGTCCCTAATGTGTCAGCAACTTGTATTAATATTTCATTATTCCCTATTCTATTAGCTAATATTATAGGCTGCACACCAACACTAGATAAGCCTGTTTGATTTACCATTACAAATGTTTTATTAGCTGTAAACTCTCCATTTGATACTAGCTTATATTCACCTACTGCTAAATATGTAGATGTTATTCCTGAACTCATTGTTGTTTCTAAAACTACGATTGTTGGAGCTACAGCACCACTTTGTGATAGTAGAGCAACATACTTTTTATAACTTATATTGTTTAATGTTTTAATACCATTATCGTAAGTTACATTGCTTTCCTGAACAGTTATTCCTGAACTATTTGTAATACTTACATTTGATACACCTCCCAATACAGTAACTCCGCTTGAACTAGTTATACTTACGTTTTTTGAACCA